CTATTTCCTGGTGTTATTATAATTAAATTTTCTGCTTCTTCCGCAGCACCACCATAAATAAATTTAAAGTGAGAGCCCGCAACTGGTGCTGGTAAAGTTATAGTTCTATTACTTCCAAGTGCAGGAACTACAAGAGTTCTTCCACTATGTGTTGCGTTATCAAGAGTTTTATTCTCATCTCCTAATGCAACAGGTCCATCACCTAAAGTGATGATTTCAGTGATTGCTCCAGTGCTAGAGTTTTTACTGATTGTTTTAAAAGTATCTTCAGATCTTATTGGACCTGAAAAAGTTGTATTTGCCATAATATCCTCCTAGATATTTTAAATGTAGTCCCTAGGGAATGTCGACCATACGCGTCTACATTTAATTTATTTTATTTTTGTATGGTGTGATATTTGTACAACAGTTTTTAGTAGAGTGCAAGAGAGCCTACGGTATTTATGCATTTCAGCAATGTAGCTTTTGATTAAGTAGCTACAGAAACTTGTGGAGCGGCATCTTCAATAGTGTTTTGCCTGTGAGCAAGAGCTGCTTCTTCCAGCTTAATATCAGTAATGACTTTTTTAATTTTGTCATCAATTCTGACCATTTCAAGAGTATATCTATTTTCATTAATATGCTCTTGTTCCCACTTCAACTCCAAGGACCTTTTTCGTTTGTATAGGTCTTGTATCATTAATAACCTCCTCAAAAGTTATTCGATTTATCTCGTCTGAGTAATTATTTCCGAGATATTCCCATGTTATACTCTTTTCTCCAATCTTGTCAAGGATAGATTGTTCAACTGATTTAGGGTTATCTTCAGCTAATATTTCAAATTTAGCGTGATAACTATAAGCCCAAATGTTTATTAAGAGTTTTTTCATGATTAATCCTTTCTAAAAGTCAATTGTGGCGAGACTGTGTCTCGCCACAAAAATGTTATGATTATGCTCCTGGTGATCCGAAAATACCTCTCCAGTCAGAGAATCCAAAAGAATATCTCTCTCTAGCTTTGTATCTTACGTTTCCAGTTGTGAAGTCACCTTCCATAGCTGTTTTCATCGGTGCTCTAACAAAGTGTTTTAGACCATTAGGCACGTCTGTTTTGATAAAGAACGCATCTGTATCTGTTAAGTAATGATTAACCGCATAACCTTGTGGGATCATTCCTTTAGATACAACAGCATTAATATCATTATCAGCTGTTCCAACTCTTCCAGCAGACTTCATTAATCTCTCAGCTGTAAATTGTAAAGCTGAAGGTATAATTAACTTAGTACCTTGAGCTGCAATTTTAAGACCTCTTTCGTCAGTCATCGCAGCGATATCTATTAAAGATTGCTCCAATGATGTTTCGTTAAGGTCAGCCGCAGTTGATAACTCATTTCTGTCTGTTCCTGCTACGATTGGGTGATCGTCAGCACATAGTGCTTTTCCATCTCCACCGTTTGCAGTTCCAAAAGCGTTGTTTAACACATTAGCAGCTTTCACTTGTTTAGTGTTAGCCATTGATCTCGCTAAAGCTTTTGTGTATCTAGAAGCAAGTCTATCGTAAAGATTATCTTCGATAGCTTCTTCAGTGATTGCAAATGCCAAAGCAAGTGTTTCATGTGTGT